ATTCAGACCATCCACCGCCCCATTCCAGTGCGGCTGCTTGCCATCGGTCAGGCTGTCCGGGTCACTCGCTTTGTCGCGCATCTCCACGAGTTCATCTTCGATGATTTGCACCAATGCCCGAAACGTCTTGTTCGACGCCGCCTCCGCCAGTGCTTCCCTGATTTCACCATCGGTCATCGCCGCCCCGGAAAGGCTGGTCACTGTATAAACTCCTCGTTTGATTGCGCTCATAAATTTAATGTGTGTTGTTAGGCTGGAACCTTCCCCGCTTCACTCAGCGCCGCTCCCAGAACGGGCGATCCACCAAGGCGGCCAATCTGTTTGTTCTTCTCTTGAGCCACCTGGGTTTGATGGAACTTCAGACGATTGTCCCACACTTCCTTGATCTTGCCATTCGTCTGCAAAAGCTGCATCCGCGTCGGGCTGTTCTGAGTCTTCTCCATCATGCGCTGCGCACGGCCGGCATGATCCAGACCTTGCATGAGTTCAGGCTCGCCACCCGTGAAGATTTCCGACAGTGCCCGGTCTTCAGCATCCAGTTCACTCTGCTGCGCCTTCTCACGCGGCTGCACGAGACGTTGCGCCATCACAGGATCGATGGCCGAGAACAGGAACTCTGTCATGCCGGCCTTGTCCACCACGTTCAGGACGTCACCAGCCAGCACGAATTCATTCACCATCTTCATCTTCTTCGCCAGCCACTCCAGATCCAAGTCACGCACATCAAACGAAATGGTCAGATCCCACTGCGCCTGAATGGCACGCCGTGAATCATCGAGCGTGTATTCGGTGCCGACGATGCGCGTGGCCTCTTCAGCCGTGACATACTGCTGCACGAGCTGCGCTGTCATCAGCACCGCCGCGCCAATGTCCACCAGCCAATCGTTCACGATCTTCTGTTGATGCAGTTGCACCAAGGGTTGCGGCACAGCCTTCGACCAGCGGCCAAAGTAGCTGTCGAGCTGGGCGCGCTCATCTTGCGCGATGGCCACCGTGTCCATATCCATGCGCGGAGCTTCCATCCAGCGCAGTGTTCCCGCGCGCGCCTCAGGGATCTCCATGTCTGGCCCGATGCGGATGCGGCCGCCAGATCGACGCCCTGCCACGATCACCGGCGGACTCACTGCCAGATCATTGCGGTTGCGCCGCGAATCATGAATCTCTTTGAGCGCCTGCTGATTCGTTACTGTGATCTCTGGAATGCTACGGCTGCTCGTCATCGGACGCTTCTTCCGCTCGCGACGGAAAGCGACGAACGGATAACCACCATGCTTGTAACGGCACACCTCATGCAGGCCGTAGGCGTTGTTCACCGATCCATGCAGGATCGTCCGATAGATGCACGGCGCGCCCGCCAGACTCGACCGGCGGCTATAAACTTCCGTGATCTGGTAGAAGCCAGCGCGCACAAGCTCCTCATCACTCATGAACTCCCATCTTACCGCTGAGCCGCTCATCACCCAGGCCCCGCTGTCCATGCCAAAGTTCAGCGCACGGCCCGGATTCTTTAGCACAAGATCAAGCCAGGCTTTGTCCCATCCTTCCATCTGCGCACGGTCCCGCAGATCCGTCTCAGTCAGCCAATGTTGCCGCGTGATGCGCGGTGCCTTCTGAAGGTTCTTCACCGCACCGGAAAACACCACGTCTTGCAGCGGCAGCAGGGCCTCCCAGACTGGCCGCGACTCGCGAACATAAGGCGCGAAGTAGTCACCCTCTTCACCCGTCTGCAAAGCCCGCGCTACCCGCAGAGCCTCCGCCGCCGTGACATCAGGATCATACTGCCGGATCTGTTTTACCAGATCCTTCGTGCGCTTCGGATCGAGCAGCATGGCCTGCAGATCATCGGTCGTGACTTCCGCCACGGCCTGAGCTTGGCCCGCCTGCTCGGCATCCACTTCACCCGACTCCATGCCCTTCGTGATCTCTTCGACACTCGGCAGGCCAGAGGTTTGCAATCCCAGGTACACCGCGAATTGCAGCAAGTCTTCCTCAGTAATCGTCTTCGGCTCCAGCGCCCGCTCGGTATGCCAGCCAACAAAGAGGATGGAAAGCCCGCAAGCCTCCTGCCACTCCGCCAGAAAATCCAGCTCATCACGGATCTCGACCCTCATTGGCCCGGACATGAAATGGTTCATCAGCGTCGTGAAGAGCGTGGCATTCACCGCATCGCCGCTCTCCTTCGGTTTGAACAGCGAGCGCCCGCCGATGGTGGCGGCCGTCTTGATCAGCACGCGCTCATTCACCACTTCCTCAGAGACACGAATGCGCGCATCACTGGCACCATCAAACGGGTAAGCCTCTGATTCAGTCGTGTCATGCTTGCGCCCATCATCACTCTGCCCAGGCCACCAGGCTTCCATGGTTTCATCCGACTGCCGCAGACGTTCGACGTAGCTCGCGCAACCCGACATATCGGCCTCGATCTCTTCGATCATGCGGGACACATCCGGCAACTCACGCGGATTCAGGATCTGACTGTTAGGGTCTCGTTTCATGCGCGTGTAGATGCGCTCCCCAAAGCGAGTCTGTCAACTTCCTGCCCTCCCAAAGCCAGCAACACGGACTCGCGACGATACCACCGACGCCCCTTCATCGGCACCGGCTCAATCGTCGGATCGTCACCATCCAGCATCGTTCGCATCGTCCAGACACTGACGCCAAATTCACGCGCCATCTCCAGCACGCGCCCGCGCCGAATCAGTTCAGGATACCGTTGCCGGAGTGAGTTCAATTCTGTCGAAGTCATGATAGTTGTTGGTTTGATTTCACCTCTTGATTCCCCTTCCCACACGCACCTGCAGCGTGTCTCCGCCGACATAGATCAGCTCCCCAAGCACCATGCCCGCCACGACATCGCGCGGATCTTTGCACGCGGCCTTTGGACCATCGACGCCGCTGTAATTCGCCAGCGCCCAGATGATGCCCTTGCATTGCTTGTGGACGAATAGCTTGGGCGAGTTGCGCGGGCCTCGTGGCTTCTTCTCATCCCAGGCCAACTCATTGTTGATTAATGCATCGCCATCGCTCAGGCACCGCCCCGACATGGCATCAAAATCCACCTCATCTTTGGCGAACTCGTCAATGATCGAGGTGTTTCCGGCTTCGGTTTTCGTGGGGTTGTGGCCCAGACGGCTATCCCCCTGGCGTTCCTGGATCGTGATGGGACAGCCATCCTCAGACCACCATGCGCCAAGCTCCGCTTCGACGCGCTGAATCTCTCGTTTGTAGGCGGCGATGCCAAAGCCTTTGTCAGGCTGAGCAGGGCCAGGATCACCGTCACGCTTCCCATGCTTTGACGTGACAGCCCACGCCCCTGGATCACCCCAGTCATCCTCAGGAATGTAATCGCCCTCCTGTGGCCACTCGCGGGCAATCCATTTCCGATCCTGCGGATCGACCATGACCCAGGCCATGTAGAAATTTCGGCCCGTGGCAAAGTCGGCAAAGTGATACCAGGTGCCTTCACGAGGCTGATCTAGCGAGTCATAGACATGCCCCAGCGGCAACAATGCAGACCTGAACCTCGGGAACTTCGTCGCCCAATTCTTCGTCACATCGCCGAAGTAAGTCATGCGGATGTAGTCCTCTGCCGCGCCTTCCAGCTCAGCCAGTTTACCATCCACATTCGTCCACGGGTTGCTGTGCGTCGGCAGATAGGCCACGAGCTGCGTCGGCTTCGAGGGCTGTTTCAGCACCGGCACTTTCTTGCAGCCGTTCACCTTGCCGTGCATGTCGCGAGTCGGCAGCAGCAGGATCTTCTTTTTGCCGGTCTCCACGTCCAGCCACTCCTGAGGGAAGCAAGCTGGCGTCGGCATCTCCGCATCCACGATCACCGCCGCATCTTCCTCCATGATTGTCACCGCACCATCCAGCACGTCCGCGACATAAGGTGAATAACCATCAATGGGCGTGAAGCCCACGAGATGCACGCTCGTGTAAAGCACGCCCATCTGGTAGGCGCTAAGCTGCCGCCCAGCCTCCAGCACGGCCACACATTCACGAATGACATGCAGGAACTCCGGCTTGGCCGTCATTGAGGCGCGCGGAATCATACGTTGACGGACCGTCTTCGCCATGTCGCCATCGACAAGCTCGTCAGAGTTCGCGGCCGTCAGCTTGGCACCCTGAACATTCTTCACCTTCGACTCATAAAACTTGAAGCTCATCACCCCGCCGCAAAGCGTCTTGCCTGTGTGGCCCGGTAGCTCAATGCCCCAGTTGTAGGTGAACCGGTTGTTCGTGAAGCCTTTGCCCTCGCCAAATTTCAAACTCACATTCTGGCGTGACTTCGCCCCGCCGCGCTCACTCAGACTGCCGCGAATGCTGAGGGGGAATACCTCATACATGCGCTGTTGATGCACTTCCTGAGAGTTCGTTTCCGTGCTCTGGAGTCCCCAGCACGCGGCTTTGGGCGTGTGCAGGAAATGACGCAGCAACCGCAGCACACAGCCAAACGTCTTCCCGCCATCATGCCCGCCCATCACAACGAGCTCGATCACCTTGCCCGGTTGCTCCAGCCGCTTCCGCGCCACTGCCAGATCGATCAGACGCCACCGCTCAGGCACATAGGCATGATAGAACGGATCGTCCATCATCTGGGCAATCATTAACTCCCGCTTGTTAAGCATGTCCACCGCCACATCCGGCGGCAGTTGCTTCAACCTCCGCGCCGGAATCATCGGCACCACGGGGCTTTCGGTTTGCTTGATCATACCACCGCCCCCCCCTTCCCATCGTCTTTCCATTCATCCCCGTCCGTGCCATCGCTGATCTTGGTGGCGGACATGGAGGCAGGCACCTCGCATCCCCAGCCGCCATTCCCGTAGTCCATCCGAAGAGTCACGTCACCGCTGCCAAGGATCACATGCCCAGCGATCACACCCCGCCGTCCGCAGGCACGATGCCACACGATTGCGCCCGCAGGCCATTCGTCCATGATCGGGCGGAGTCGTTTCAAAAGTTCGTCAGTGCTCACAGCAATGTTTCCTCAGGTTGAAAGTTCATCCAGAGAACCTCTTTGGTTCGCTGATTGGTTTGATCCCGCCCCCCCCCGGATGGCGATGCGATGCCAGCCGGGGAGCGCTTCGTCGTAGCTGTCATGCGCGTAGCCGCTGATCATCACGCGGCCCTTCAGACCCCGCGCAAAGTCGAGCAGTGACGCGTGTTCGTCGGCATGGCTCATCTCGTGCTCATAGCCTTGGGACTTGTCTTTGCGTGTGGCCGCGAGATAGGGCGGATCGAGATAATGCAGCGTGTGTGCCGCGTCGTATTGCTCCATGACTTTCATCGCATCGCGGTTCTCGATGATCACGCCGCGCAACCGTTCCACCACGGCCCAGAGGGTTTCCGGCAGATTGGCCCAGCTCGTGGCCGTGGCGTGTTTGATGTCACAAAGCGAGGTCCGAAAGCCATTCCGTTTCACGCTGGAATTGCTGCCGATCCCCGCCGTCGAACGGTACACAAACCGCCGCGCCGCCTCGATGGGATCAGAGGTCGGTTCATACGCGGCCACGTATTCGTCACGCGAATACGGCGTGAGGAACAAACCCCGCAGCAGCACATCGCCGGCATCGCGGAGTTGCCGGAACACGTTCACCACATCACCATAAGCATCGTTGTAAACCTCGCAGGTCACACGCGGCTTGTTCAGCAGCACCGATGCCGCCCCGCCAAAGGCCTCCACATAAACCTCATGCTTTGGCATGTGCGAAACGATCAACGGCGCGATCCTCCACTTGCCCCCATAGTAGCGCATGACTGGACGTGTCGGGGTCATTTCGCGGACACCTCCACAGGCGTGATGTAGTTGCCGATTCCATCAGTCTTGTAGAGCAGCGGATTGAACTCCAGCACCCACACCCAGGGATTCACATCCCAGCCCAAACCCCTCTTTTGGTTTAATGAGTTCCAGAGTTGCCCAAAATTATAACAGACGCCGAGGTCGCTATTGTCGCGCGGCATCCCCTCGGCACGGCAGTCATCCGGTGTGATGTCCTGCAGCCGCTCTAACCGCACACTCACGAGCTCCAACGTGATCCTGCTCGCCCAGCGATGCATGTGGATGGAAGGTCGGTAGCGCTTGGGCGTCATTTCAATGACGGATTCATCTTCCGCCAAAGGCCTTGGAAAGTCATCCGACGCCGGGCCACAAATCAAAACGGAGTTATCCGCTTGGTAATGGATCAGACATTCAGCATACCCGTGCGGATTAACCTCTTTAAGCGCATGAGCTTCCCGAACCCAAAGCCGATCTCCAGGCGCGCCGTAGGGGCAGCACTCTTCGATGGCCTCAGTATCACTTTCGAAGCAGAGGCACCCCTTGAAATGCGTCAGTCCCGAGGATGTGGGCGACTGAGGTTCGACAACCCTCCGCGTCTGAGTCTTCCGACCTTCGAGGATGGCCCGGACCATCGGGCCGCTGAATAAAATAGGATGTTCTTTCATGCGTGTTGTTGGTTTGGCTTCAATCATAAATCCCGGCGATGCCCCGGGCGGCAGAGAGGTGATCATTCAAATCTTCGCCCGGATGGGGCACGAGCTTCACCGTCACGATCGCGCCCGCCGCGCGGAGCTGCTCAGACCACACGGCGGTGGCGTGGTTTCCGGCGTCGTCATGCTGCTCGATGATCGTCACTTGCCGGTCTCGAAACAGCGGCAGCGCCCCTTCATGGATCGGGTTCGAGGCTCCAAACATCGCCACGGGGATCAGGCCTGTCATGCCATCGGCCAGAGCGAAATACGCGGCCACGAAATCACCCGTGCCCTCCACGAGCTGGATGCCTGCTTTAGGATTCCGCAAGGCCACGTCCAAGCCCACGGGCCACTTCGCCCAGTTGTGCTTCACGCCCATCACTTTCAGGTCTCCCCACCACTTCTGTCCATCCATCCTCCGCACCTGGACGTTGCAGGGATTGCCCACATCGAGGATTGCCCAGGCGGGCTGATCATAGGCCAGACAGAAGCGCAGCACGCCCTCTTGCACGGCCATCGCCACACCGCAGTAATGCGGCAGCTTGCGCAACGTCGTCACGGCCTCCCAGTGCCGCTGCTCGCCCTTCCAAAGCTTCGGAATGGCGGGCAGTTCACGCGGCACAGACACTTCTTCCCGGACGATCTCACGCGCTTCACGCGGAGCTTTCTCCACGCGATGTTCATCACGCAAGGCCCGCCCTTCCAGCCACTCCGCCGCGCCGGTCGCATCCAGGGATTCCAGATCCATGACGAGCTTTAGGACATCGCCACCGCAGCAGCATTTCCCAAAACACTTCCAGAGATTCTTTTTGGCATCCACACTGAAGCTCGTGCCGCTCTGCTCTTCGTGCAGCGGGCACTTGCACAGGAAGCCGGGGCCGCTGCGACGAAGCACGATGCCCGGCCTTAGACGGTGCAACACGTCCTCGATGCGGTGCTTTTCCTTGATGGCTTGCCAGTCGATCATTGCTGAGTGGTCTTTCCGGTGGAGTCAAAGAGCCGGTCGCAGGTGCTCACGAAGTCGTAGTATTCGCGGTCCCACTGGAGCTTGATGGGCGGCTTGCCGTTCGTGTTTCCGCCGTGGCGATTCTTCACCACGTCCAGCGCCATGAAATCCCCCAACTCGGGAGGCGGCGCATCCTCGTCTTCTTCCGACTCCCAGGGAGCCGGATCTTTGCCGCCTTTCTTTTTTTCGGCGGCCTCTTTTTTTTCCGGTTTGATGCCCATGGCCTGATTCCAGGGGCTCAGCAGCGCCACAAGATCGGCGTCCTGGCAAAGCTGCGCGGACTCGCGGAGGTGTTCCAGTTTCGGACGCCCGGTGTAGGCATCCACCTTGAGCTGGCAGGCAGCGATGATCGGCACGCCGATCTCCCCCGCGATCATGTCCAGACCTGTCGAAATCTCCTGCATCTCGATGGTGCGACTTTCCTTGGCGGCCTTCGAGTCACTAGTCAGCTTTTGAACGTAGTCGATGCCGATCACGCCGAAATTGTGGACGGCCATCAGGTAGCGCAGCAGCACGCGCAGAGCCTGGATGGTCATCGCAGGGAAGTAGGCGATGTAGTAGGGCGCTTCGTTCAGGGCCTTGGTCGAGGCTGACAGGTTGTCATAATCCTTGCGGCTGATCTGGCCGCGCTGGCCTTGGTTCATCGTGATGCGCGCCTCGCGAATGACATCACGTTCCGTGAGTTCGTGGCCGTCCATCTCCAGACTAACCATAAGCACGGAACGCGGCTCCTGCTTGAACTCGCGATAGTCACCGCTGCCACTTCCGACACCACATCTCTTTGGTCCGGACAGTGAGGAACGGGCGATGTTATCGAGGATCTTCCCCAGCAGCACGGTTTTTCCGCCGCCCGGAGGCGCACCGATCAGCCAGAAATGAGCTGGCCTCATGCCTTTGATCGCCAGTCGATCCAGATCCGTGTAGCCGGTGCCAATGCCGCCGATGACATGCCCGCGATTCCCCCAGGCCTCGCCGATGTCATCGAGCACTTTTTTCACGAACTCCCGCCGATGCCGCGCCCCGCCCTTTTGCCGCATGGCATGGAGCTTCCACAGCTCAGCCTCACAGGCCGCCAGTGATTCGCTCGGGTCGGCAGACATGTCCTGAAACTGCGCAAGCATCCGCTGGGCTGCACTGACACCCAGGCGGCGTTTGCGGAACTTTTCCACGATTACAGCGTAATACTTCCAGTTAGACGAGTTCGGAACCAGGCGGGCCATTTCATCCGTGATCGTCCCGGCGTCCCGCTGATCCATGCCGGCACGGATCAGCTCATCACGGATCAGCACGCTATCCAGCGGCATCCCCTTCACGATCAGACCGTTCAGCACACGCCACGCGAGTTGATGCGCGGCCATGCCAAACCAGTCCTCATCCACCCAGCCCACGAGGTTTGTCAGCACCTCAGCACCGCCGATGCTGGCACAGGCCAGCAAGGCACGCTCGGCGCCACAGTCCATGAGTTGCGGCGGTTGTCCGCGTCCGCTCACAGCTTCACCTCCTGCAGTTTGGCTTTGACCTCGGCGGGCAGTTTTTTCCACGAACGCCAGAGCGTGACTTGCACCGCACGATCGAGCCCATGCCAAGCATCATCGGACTCAGGCACGGCCATCCACTGCTCAACATCTCGCGCTACGGCCCGCCATGGGAAGGGCGGCAGCTCCGGCGCGGCGTCTGGCTCCCCACCGCCCGGCGGCGGCCCTTCTTTTTTTTGCCCAAAATTGGCCCAATGCTTCGCCAAAGCACTGGCAGTGAGATGGACGCCCGGCCATTCGGCACGATACGACGCTGCACGCCGCTGGATCTCCGACGCGGTCACATCCGGCATGACGTCTCGAATCGCCCGCAATGCCGAGTTGATCTGCCCACGCATCGGTTTCGTCAGCTCGGCAAGGTTGGCACCCTGAAGCTGCACGAGGGCTTCAAAGCATTCGTCGCGAGCACGCCCCGGCTTGTCTGGGGCCTCTGGTTTGGTTGTACTCTTGTCCTTTCCTATCATATCATATCCTATCGGTTCGCCCTTGGGTTCGCCCTTGGGTTCGCCCTTGGGTTCGCCCTTGGGTTCGCCCTTGGGTTCGCCCTT